TAAAGGTAGTGAGGACGGTAGATTTATCGGTACTAACATTTTGAACGAAGCCTTCCTAGAAAGATTTCCTGTTACATTCGAACAAGAATATCCGACTAAAAAAATTGAAATGAAAATACTTAACAATGTATTAGATGTTTACGGTATCAAAGATGAGTCCTTTGCTGACAAACTTACAAGTTGGGCTGAGGTTATCAGAAAAACTTTTGATGACGGTGGCGTTAATGAGTTAATTGCTACTAGAAGACTAGTTCACATTGTTAATGCATTTGCAATATTTAAAAACAAACTTAAAGCTGTTCAATTATGTTGTAACAGATTTGACGATGATACTAAAAATAGTTTCTTAGATTTATATACTAAAATAGATGCAGGAGTTTCTATTGAAGAATTAAATCAAGAATCCTCTGATAGTGAGGTAGATGAGTTCAATGAACAAATCTAAAACTATCCATAATGTAACCTCTGGGGTGCCTTTCATAGGGCACCCTTTACTACACGAAGGGTGGGTGATATAAATGGTTTTAGAGGTTAAGGTATTCAACAATAATGTTGAAAAGGCTATAAGAAAACTTAAACGGAAAGTACAGCGTGAAGGTTTACTTAAAGAGCTAAAGATGCGTCAATTTTATGAGAAGCCCTCTCTTAAAAGACAACGCAAACTTAAAGAAGCTGTTAGAAAACAGCGTAAGCTAATGAAACGCCGTGAGGCATTTAATTAAAAAGGAGAATATACCATGGGAAGAAGAAAATTAGCAAACAGCACAAAATTTCTTAACGCATTGTTAAGAGGTGATAGTGTAACTTGGAATGAAGCTAGAACTAGTTTCAATCTACAAAGACCAAGAGCAGTAGTAGAAAAGTTAAGAGAAGACGGTCACTGCGTCTACATTAACAAAACATCTACTGGTACTAGTTATCGTATTGGTACACCATCTAAAGCAATTATTGCTGCAGGTCTAAAAGCATTAGACGGTGCAGTATACGCTTAGGTATAAATAATTATGAGGCAATTCGTAAGTCCTCATAATAGTATTGCCTCTCAAATGCAATACAGTTAAGTCTTTTTAGGGTTTAGACTTGAAAAAAAGAAAACCCTACTTATATAAATATTAGTGAACGCCATTAAGGGTTCACTTTTAACTTGCTTATAAAGGAGAAACTATGACAAGAAACTTATCAATATGGAACGATTTGAGACCTTTTAGTATAGGGTTCGATAATCTGTTCGATCAGTTTGACCATTATTTAGATAATAGGTCAACATCATTTCCACCATACAATATTGTAAAAGGTAAGGACGAACTCAATTGGACTATTGAGATGGCACTTGCTGGTTACAGTAAAAAAGACATAGAGGTCAAGTATGCGGATAATACTATAACAATTAAGTCTGTTCACAAAGATGAAGAAGACAAAGATATGTTACATAGAGGTATCGCAAAAAGACACTTCACTAGATCATTCACAACAGCTGATGATGTAGAAGTCAAAGGTGCGGAGATGAAAGATGGTATGTTGTCAATCGCATTGGAGAAAATTGTCCCAGAGGCAAAGAAGCCAAGAACGATTAGCATATCATAATTGGTAAGGGGCTTAACGGCCCCTTCCTTGACTTCACCATTAATTTGGTGTATAATAAGAAATTATTATTATAAATAATAATGTTAGAAAACACAAAGAGGTGTAACTCTAACGAAACCAAAAAAGGAGATCACATGATCAATATTAAATTAGAAAAGGGATATACCTTTTCAGATAAAGACTTGAAGCTCTATCAAGAAGTCAATAATAATAAAGAGCGTTTTCCAGAAATCTACAATCCAAATAAAAAATGGAATCATGATCAAAAATTAATTAACCTTTCGGATATTAATATACCTAAATACATGAACCAAAAAGCTAGGGATGGTAACAACCCGGTTAGAGGTGAAATGGAAATAGATATTAATAATAAAGGTTTTAGTTTAGATGGTTTATCCATAGTGTTAAGACCAGTAGGTAATAAGTATGAACCTATTGACGGTGTTACAAAACTTAATATTTTTAATGACAAAGATGTTGTAAATGCACCTGTAACAATTATTGATAACATAAGTGAAGCTGATGCTCTTAAATTGAGTATTCAACTTAATCTTAAAGATAAACCTTATGGTAAAGCAAATCTAGATGATATTAAAAAAGTAGTAAAACAACTTTTTGCCATTGGTGATGTTAAAGCAAACGGTAAAACATTACCTGATTCTATTGGTGATGCTATCACAGATATGGCAGGCACTCATATACCTCAAGGTAAAATTCATGCATTGATAACTGAGATAGAAGAGGATTTAACTGGTGTTTCAAATTTAATAAGTTTAACACCTAAAACTGCAAAACAAAGAATAGAAGAATTAGGATATATAAGTGATAAACAAACTGTGTATGTTCCTGTTGCTTCGTTCTATGAGAAGGCTGTTCCACATGCAATTAATCAATACCAAAAGTATGTGGTTAGTAATCCAGATGTTGAGATAAGACTGGTTGTTTACACAGGTAACATAAATCCAAAAGATCCTGAAAGGGATTGGGATATAAAATGTAAAAACTTCAAAAAAGATTTTGATCAATATTTAACAAATATTAGTAAATACTTTTTTGATGGTGCATATCCTCTTAATGATAAAATTAAGATGTTTGCTGCTATACCACAAGTAAAAAACTATAAAGGTGTAGATTTTAACGACTTATATAAATTTTAATATCATACCTTGATTATTAAGTGTGATTGTGATATAATAAGAATATGCAACTAGAGAATGAAACTTTTGACTATAAATTTGATGAAGCAAAAATATTATTTGAAGTCCGTCAATATATTGACAGCACATATAATTCACATTATGCACAATCACACAAACAAGCAACCGAGATCATAATTGATCAAGGACATGGAACAGGTTTCTGTATGGGCAACATTTTAAAGTATGCTCAACGCTATGGAAAAAAAGATGGTAAAAATCGTAAAGATTTAATGAAGGTAATTCATTATGCCATCATTCAACTGTATCAAGACCATTACACAAAGGAGTTAGATAATGAAAATAAGTGATACTACAAAATCAGTTTTGAAAAACTTTGCTGATATAAACCAAAACCTTTTGGTTCAGCCAGGTCAAGAACTGAAAACTATTTCAACTATGAAAAACATTTTAGCTAAGGCTAAGATTGAAGAAGAATTTACAAGTGAGTTCGGTATATATGACCTATCCGAGTTTCTAGGTGTTCTATCTTTATTTAAAAGACCAACATTTTCTTTTGAAGAAAAGAATATTGGTATTGCTGAAGATGGCACATCAACTAAAACAAACTATTTCTTTTCAGATCCTGCTGTTTTAGTAACACCACAAAAAGATATTAAAATGCCAGAGTGTGAAGTCAACTTTGTATTGACACATGCTGACTTAGCAAATGTTAAGAAAGCAGCTGCTGTAATGCAACTACCTGATATTTCTGTTCATAGTGATACAGGTGACATCATGTTAACCGCAACTGATAAAAAGAATGATACATCAAATAATTATTCTGTAAAGGTTGGTGATAACGCTGAACATAAATTTGACTTTCACTTCAAAACTGAAAACCTCAAACTTATCGAAGGTGATTATGATGTGGCTATTTCTAGTAAAAATATTTCACACTTTAAACACAAATCAAAAGAGATCGAATATTGGATTGCACTTGAGCAAACTTCTACATTTAATTAAGATAGGAGTTTTATATTATGGAAGATCAATTTTTGTGGGTCGAGAAGTATCGACCAAAAAAGATTAGTGAATGTATTTTACCAAGTGAAACTAAAAAGACTTTTCAAGAGTTTCTAAAACAAAATCAGATACCTAATTTATTATTATCTGGTACAGCAGGTACAGGTAAAACAACTGTTGCAAGAGCTTTGTGTGAAGAACTGAAATGTGATTATATAATCATTAACGGTTCTGATGAAGGTCGTAGTATTGATACGGTTAGGACCTATATTAAAAACTTTGCCTCTACGGTATCGTTATCTAATACGGGTCCTAAGGTTGTTATCATAGACGAAGCTGATTATATGAATGCTGAGTCTGTTCAACCTGCATTAAGAAACTTTATAGAATCCTTTTCTAAAAACTGTCGATTTATATTTACTTGTAATTACAAGAACAAAATTATACCTGCAATTCAAAGTAGGTGTGTTGTTGTTAATTATCAAATCAAAAAAGAAGACAAGCAAAAGATAGCAGGTTCTTTTCTCAAAAGACTTGAAAAAATATTAGAAGCTGAAAACCTAGAATATGATACAAAGGTTTTAGCTGAACTTATCATAAGACACTATCCAGACTTTAGAAGAACTATAAACGAATTACAGCGTTATAGTGTTCGAGGTAAAATAGATAGTGGTATTCTTGTATCAATATCCGAAACCAATATTAACAATTTAGTATCTTCTCTTAAAGATAAACACTTTAGCAATATGCGTAAGTGGGTTGCTGATAATATTGATAAGGACTCTACATTATTGTTCAAAGAAATCTATGATAAACTTTATCAAGTATTAGAACCACAGACTATTCCTCATGCCGTGATTATACTTGCTGACTATCAATATAAGTCTGCATTTGTTGCCGATCAAGAATTGAACATGACAGCTTGCTTAACGGAGATCATGAAAGAATGTCAGATCAAGTAGCACAATACAAACTAGCTGATTATCTCAAAGCCATCAACTATACTAAAGAAAAACTTTTAGATAGTGACGATAAGGATTGGGAAAAGAAGTATCCACCTTTTATAATTAATAAAGGTTTCTCATATTTTGAAGACACGGTCATGATGGGGAACGAAGTAAACCGATTACATCATCTTTCCAAGAAGATGCAATTTGACTTTTTACTAAATAGTATTAGACCTAGGAAGAGGTTTAGTAAGTGGTTTAAAGCCAGTAAATTAACTAATCTAGATATTGTTAAGAAATATTATGGATATAGTAATGAGAAAGCAAAACAAGCTCTAGACATACTTACAAAGGAACAAATTGATTTTATAAAAAAGAGATTATATCAAGGTGGGAAGAAATGAATGAAGAAATAAAATGGAATCCAGAAAGTATGCTGGAGGTAAAACTAAAACAACCTGACGATTTTTTAAAGGTCAGAGAAACACTAACACGAATCGGTGTTGCTTCACGAAAAGATAGAGTATTATTTCAATCTTGTCATATATTACATAAGCAAGGTAGATATTTTATAGTTCACTTCAAAGAACTATTTGCTTTAGATGGCAAGACCGCAAACATATCAGATAATGATATTGAAAGAAGAAACACGATTGCTCAACTATTAAAAGATTGGGAACTAATTGAAATTGTTAATCATGATAAACTAGATAACAAAGCACCGTTATCTCAAATTAAAGTTTTGTCATTTAAAGAAAAGAACGAATGGAAACTAGAGCCTAAATATAATATAGGTAAGAAAAAAGAAGAAGAAGAGCAATCAAGTGAAAGTCCACAAGTTTAACGATTATATTACAGAGCAAGTAAAAGACCGTGATGATAAAAATGTCACGGTTGCTGTAATCACATCTAAATACAATCTACGAAGAGCAAAAGGTAGAAAAGAACTTACAATAGATTTTATAATATCTGCTTGTAAAAAATTAGGTATACCTTGTCACATCATACAAACAAAATACTCATTTATATCCGATAAAGATATTAATAACAAAACTTTTATTGTTCACAATATCGATGGTAAAAAAACAGATCAAAAAATAGTAGGTCCGAATACAGTTTGTTTTGTAAGACGAGGTGCGATGTTTGATGAAACAGGTAAAGCTCTTGTTACAACTTTTGAAGACTCAGGTGCATACATGGTTAATAATAGACAAGCCATGATATATTGTGACAATAAACTTATGTCGCACATGATGTTTGAAAGAGAAAATATAAGAACTCCAAGAACAGCTTATGTTGCAAACGAATATTCTATACCTAAAGCTGTAGAAGCAATAGGTAGAAAGTTTCCAGTCATTATAAAAACTATCACAGGAACACAAGGTATAGGTGTAACTAAAGCAACTGATTATGATACATTAGTTTCTACACTACAAGCCATGTGGAAGTTTAATGCTGAAATGATTATACAAGAATATTTTAATATTGAGTATGATGTAAGAACTATTGTGATGGCTGATAAAAT